TAATGAACTACTATCAACAATGGGTATAAAATCATCAATAGAGATGATAACCATCTCATTTAATCCGCTGATTGGAATGCTATATGACATAATCTTTTGTATAATAAATATTTATAAATTCCATCAAACCACCTACATTATGTTCCTAACACTGTAAATACCAACGTAGTAACTTCTGTGGATGATTGACCCCCACCTTCAATATTTGCCCAAGGGGTATCATCAAAATATGTAACCACAGACATTGTAAAAGAATTGACCGTTTTACCAGAAAATCTATTTTCAGGATGAATTACAACTAATCCCCTCTCTGTAAAATCATACGGTTGACTAATGGTACCTATTAAAGTATAGTTTGTACTTGGTAATGGGTCTATAAATTCGACCGCAAAATTTGAACAAGCATATTCGTTCGTATAAGTACCTGCATCAGTAATACCATGAAACTCATTTAAATATGTCATGGATGCTACATTACTACTCACAGTCAATCGTGGTGATGATACTGTGCCACTCCACGTAACTTCAGCGAAGGCTTTTATTGGTGTATTAATAGCATAACTTGCTGTAACAGCATAACTTGCTGTAACAGCATATTCTGATGATGTAGCATAAGATGCTGTACCATTAGAAAATCCTGGTATTCCTGGTATATACAACAAATATGATGATGTCTCTGAGGCATGAGTATATACTGTATTTAGAGCATTAATAGCCCAAGAAGCTGTTCCATTCGGCTGTCCATTATAAAACAAAAAGTATGCAGTCTGCGTTGCATCAGCAACACCAGCATTTATAGCATAAGATGCTGAACCATTATTGGCACTGTATATTAAATAAGATGCTGAATCTGCAGTGGTTGCATTAGTAACGCATGTAATGGTAGTAAGAGCCACCGAAGCTGTATCTGCATAAGAACTAGACACGGTTTTGTTTGCCCAACTTGAAGTTGATGCATTGATAGCAAAATTTACTGGTCCATCAACATTACTACCCAAAATATACGATGCTGAATCGGAGTTTATAGCATGAAGTGCATTAACAGATAGACTTCCGCTGTTTTGTAAATAAAGAACCATTTGACTCACTTCCATCTTTTTTGACTCTTTTACACTAACATCGTTTATGAGAATAAGGTCGTTTGCCTGAAGGTCTGATGCATACAATTCAATCAATTGCGATAATCTTTTATTTCCTGTTGACATAATTTATTCCTAATATACAGTCTATAAATAGAATCTTATGACGTTTTTCTGACTTTTTTAATGATGAATTGAACCAACCCACTTCTTACTATATCATCATCGGTAAACTTAAATACTTGAATTCCATTGGCTTTTGACTCATCATCATCAAAATATGACAACATTTTAAGAAATCCACTTTTACCGTTAATATCTGATTGTTCTGGGTCGCCTAAAATAAACATTTTACTAAACTCACCAGTTCTTGTGATTAATGTAAAAAGCTCCTTAAAAGTCATATTTTGAGCTTCGTCTGATATTATAACTTTAGCATTCCAATTCAATCCTCTAAGAAATCCAACAGGTACAGATGAAATTCTATCCTCTTTTCTAAGAGTATCTATATCACCTTTTGGAAGTAATTCTGTTAGTTTATCAACAAGGGGAGCCAAATATGGCGCCATTTTGTCATCCGCCTCTCCTGGTAAAAACCCAAGTTTGGCCTCCGATGATTCTACGGCTGACCGAATATATATCAAATCACTTACTCTTCTTTGATTGAGTAATGTAAGTGCAGCATATATTGCCATATACGTTTTAGACGTGCCGGCAGGCCCAGACACGAATACAATTTTCGTACTCTTGTCCATAGCAAGTTCCAAAAACTGTTGTTGTTTTTCATTTAGTTGTCTTTGATGAATCGAAAGAAGACTCTTTATTTTGTTGCGTTGTGGGATAATGGGACTAGTGTCCTTAATTTCATTTATTATTTCCGAACGTTTTGTTTTCATCATTTATGTTGAAGGATGCGTTACTCTTTATAGTTTCTTGTAACCGAACTACTCTTGGACAATATTCATACACTTCTTTTTCTATAAAATAATTGTAGATATTGTTAAGATTGTTTAAGTAGTCCTTTTTTGAAAGTGTTATCACAAAATCCGAATTTTTAAATTGAAATACTTCTACAAAAGGCAAATGATGCTCTACCGCAAACTCTATAGCCCTTACAATCTGTTCCATCATTTCTACTTTAAATTTTTTTGAGAAGAATTGTAGTTCCTTGTTTTCAGATGGAAGGACATAAACAGGCGGTAAATTTTCTTTATTCTTTTTTGCTGCCATACCTATAAATATCACCGAACATATACAAAAAATAAAAAACGTGATAGATTTCTCTACCACGTTTTTATGACCCTCTTACTAAGAATTTATATATTTACTTGTTTAACTGAGTAATTCTTTTATTAGAAGCTTTCTCCCATTTTCTTACTGTACCTGGATGAGCATCTTTATAATCCAACTTTCCCTTTTCAAGAAGATTGTTTACTTCTTTAACCGTTGTTGCATTAGCAATAAGAGTTAAAAGACCTGGTTCTGCCGGCTTTTTTAACATCTCTTTTGTTGGTCTATAGTTAACAGGAACTCTCCCATACTTTAAAACCTCTTTTACAACTTCTGGGTTATCTGCCAACTGATTAGCGGCAGCCATTCGTGTTACAATATCTGACTCGGCAACCTCTGGTTCAGATAATATCGTCTCTGGTGATTTAGTTTCCATAATTACCACACTCTATGTTTCTTTTTGTCGTAAAGAACGATTTCCACTTTCGTTCCATCTGGCCAACGTTCTACAACCTTCTGCCAAAAATCTCTTTCGGCAATAACTCTTGGCTCATCTGCTTTAGGATAATCCTTATCCGATACTCTTAGTCCACCACGGACTACTACATAACGAGGCAAAGATTCGCCGGGACTCCATGTATCAATGGGTTGTTGTAGTAGTTGTTCTACGGATTCGCTAACAGGCATATCTAGAATAAGAACTTCCTCTAGATTAACCGTCTTTTCTGTTCTCTTTCGCATTTTGTTTTTCTTTGTTTTGTTGTTGTTCCGCTAACAAAATTTCATTCTCAGTCACTTTTTCTAAAAGAAAATCTGCAATTGCAATTGCATCTCTCAAATTGACAATAACATCACCACCATCTAACCTTTTACCACAAATCAAAGTCCAAATCAATCTTAATCTGTTACGAAATGAAAATGGGGTGGGTGATTGGTTCCATACTGTAAAATAGAAATCTGGCTCTATACCATCACCTACGCCCAATGCATCACTGGTAACCTCAAGAACATGACCATGACAATCGCATCTAACCATCAACGTATTTTTATCGTCGTTTATTATTGGCATATTAGGTAAATAGATATATCATCTTTGCTTTCGCTACCAACGATTTATCTTCTGGATATTGAATAAAATGCTTGATAAGTTCTCTAAACTCTTTATTTTCTTTTCTGAGTCTATCAATGGTTAGATTAAGTCTCTCATTTTCTCTTTGAGCCATTTCAAGGGGATCATAATCATCGTTACCTCCATGTCCTATTTCTGCTCCATTATACATGTTACAACCTCTCTTCCTTCTTACCAAAATACCACTGGTCGTATTCCGCTCTACACGCCGTATAATCCGCCATATGAATGACGCGTGGTAGATTGGTCTTCAAATACATATCTGGATTGTATTGAACCAAATACTTCGCTGTGGCTTCGTTAAACAATCCATCAGCTAGTTTGATACCGAGATACTCTTTCCAATCGTAAGTAATGCCATACTTCTGTAGGAGATAAATGGCCCTATCTGTGACTTCCATATAAGGAAGGTTAGGATTCATCTTGTAAAACTCACCCTTTTTATACTTCCAATCCTGGTCTTGAGGAGCATAATACTCACCAAACGATGGGTCCCCGAGCTTTCCAAGATCATGAAACATAGCAGAAAAAATCATTTCTTCATCAGTAAAATCGATTTTTGCACCGGCTATCTCAAACATTTTTTTAGATGCAAAAGACAATTTTATGACGTGCATAATATGTTGATTATAACCTCCGGGGTGGCATAAGTGAAAATGTTCACACATAGCTGCTGGAGCAGTAGATAAAGAAAGTCCTAAACATCCATCATCATCTGATACCATCTTTAGGATTTTTTCTTTTCGTTCTCCTTTAAACACATCACCAACAAAAGTTATAAACTCCTGATAGTTTTTTTGTATTTCATCGTCTGTAAGATTTGGTTTTTCAATCATAGTAAACATCATACCACACATTTTATCGGTGTCAAATTATAATAAAGATTTTGTAACTTTTTTGATGTTTTTTCGTAACCATTACATATGTATTGTATATGGGAAGAAAACGAAAATATTTTACGGAAGAAGAAAAAGTGTGCGCTAGAAATAAAAGACGCATGAAATACTATTGGAAAAATCAAGAAGAAGAAAAGAAAAAAGCATTAGAAAGGTATTATGAAAGAAAAGAAATTCAGTAGGATTTGTCCAAATTGTAATAACATAATCTATCATACCGAAAATTGGGTTAGAAATAAAATGGACCGAAATAAAGTTATTTGCGCATCTTGTTCCAGTAAAAAAAATTTAACCGAAGAAGTAAGAAAAAAGATAGGAATCGCCAACTCAAAACATAAACGAACCGACCAACAAAAAAACCACTTAAAAGAAATATTTTTCGGTAAAAATCACCCACAATATGGAAAACATCAATCCAAAGAAAGAAGAGAAAAAATAAGTAATAAAATAAAAGGAATAAAACGAAGTGAAGAAACCAAACAAATATTAAGAGAAATCAGAGCAAAACAAATAATGGAAATGGGCGGTGGTCCTATGTATAATCCCAAAGCTTGTGAATATCTTAATCAACTTAATAAAGAAAATGGATGGAATCTTCAACACGCAATGAATGGTGGAGAATGTTCTTTTATTGGATATTTTGTTGATGGATATGATAAAGATAGAAATATTGTTGTGGAATATGACGAACCAAAACATCAATATGACCATTGGAGAATTAAAGATATAGAAAGACAAGAAAGAATAATAAACCATTTAGGATGTCAATTTTATAGATTTAATGAAAAAACACAACAACTTTATAAAATTTCCGGATAGTTGAGGTCCCGACCCTCAGACCACTAAGGTCCCAACCGATTTCGAATCGGTGATGGCACGCCTGTCCATTTAACTATCCAAATTAATGTTTGCACTTTTGACTATAAATCCCCCAACAAATATTACAATTGTTTATTGGTGGTGTCGCTCCTGAATAATTTTCATGAAGTTTACAATGCGCTTGATTCTGATATTCAAGAGGGGCCATAGAAAACTCTACCGAAATTTTTTCGGGTTTTTTCTCTTCATATATCATGGATTTTAACCATCGTAATACTCTTTCCATAAAATTGGCGGACGGGATAGGATTTGAACCTACGGTCCCCATTACAGGAACACCTGATTTCCAATCAGGCGCTTTCGTCCACTCAGCCATTTTACCAATTATACTATTCTAACTAACTTATCGGTTATTTCACTATATCTCCAAAATTCGTTTGGATGAATATAATTTATAATTTCATTTTGTCTAAACAAATCTCTTTTTATATGAAATGGTCTATTATGATATTTTTCATCATATTCCACAATAATTTTTTTATTTTTATCATAACCATCAATCCAATATCCCAAATGTGAAATAAAATATTCTCCACCATTCATTGCATGTTGTAAATTCCACCCATTTTCTTTATTAAGTTTGTCAAAATATTTACAAGCATTCGAACTATAACGTGGAAATAATTGATTTCCATTCAATCTATATTGTGATATTGCATTTATTGTAGAAACTCTTATTTTTCTTTTATGCTCGTCGGTGTGCGGAATACCTTTAATAG